TCAGATTCGCTTGTAAAATCAAATTGGTTTTTAATTAAGCCACAACTACAATCTAACTTAGAGAAATATAGAAACAAATGTAAAAAGAATGCTGAGAATGGATCATTAGGAGGTAGACCTAAAACCCAATCTAACCCAAATGAAACCCAAAGAAACCATTCGGTTATTTCCGTAACCCAAAATAAGCAAAGTGAAAGTAAAAGTGAAACTGAAAGTGAAAGTGAAAGTAAAACTTTTACTTGCGTAAAAGATCATTTAGGGATTTCATCACCTTCTTTTGGAGAAGGTTCTTCATCCCTTCCATCAGTAGAAGAATCAGAAAGACAATTTAAAGAATTATTTGCAAATTAATTATTATGAAATATACAACAGAAGAATATCAAAGAAGATTACATTTAAGAAACTCAGCTAAAGAGTTTGTAGTAATCTTAAAATCAGTAAATGATTTAAATGAATCTCAGCTAGAGAAGTTAAGAAGTTACAATAACCTATTAGACTTTATGGTTGATTTAGGTTTTTACTCAGATGGAAATGTGCCTGATCATTTTGAAAAGTTATTAAAGTTCTCAGAGTTATTTTTCTTTGAAGTAGAAAGATATAAAACTGTAGGTAAGTTAGTAATAAGTTCAGAAGCACAAACTCGCATAATTGGTGGGTTAATATCCTTTCAGAATTTTATAGAAGTTAACAGGCCTGTTTTAGATAGTATGGAAAGAAAGAGATGTATGCAGACGGCTTTTGATTACGCACCTTCAGATAATAAGAAATATAATAATAAATAAGTTATGAGAAACATTAAATCAGGTTACGAAGTAAGAGGAGAGAATGGTTATTCTAAGACTAGAAACATTCAATTCTCTAAGACAATGCAAGAAAAGAAAGCGGCTGAAGAAGCACTTCAGAAAAGATTACAAGAAAAGTATAAACAATTAAAACACAAATAAAATGGCAAGAGAATTATCAATGTTACAAATGGATAGAAGTGTTCACTCAGCACTTAAAAGTTACTGTAAGACAAAAGGATTAACAATAGGACCTTTTGTAGACAAGTTAGTAACAGACTTTTTAGAAAACAGATTTGAAGTTGAGAAGCTTGAATACGCTGAAAAGAAGTTAAAGTTACAACAACACACATTAGAAATGCTAAAACAATTGAAAGATGAATTATCAGCAGATTAAAGCAGTTGTATTTTATATCTTATCTAAGGATATAATGAACTATGAGGATATGCAGTTCTTAAATGAACATGGGACATACGAATTGATATTAGACTACATAGAAGAGAACTCAGTAGCTATAGACCCTAATGAAGTATTCAATGAAGAACTATCTATATTAGATTTAATAAAACATATAAATCCTAATTAATTTTTATTAAAATATAAAAATATAGTATTTATATAAGACAAACAAATATATTATGGACATGAATGAACTAACTGAATTAGTAGATTTCCCTGATTATTGGGCTCATCCCAACGGAACTATCTACACAACTAAGGTATCTCCGAGATACAATCCTAATGGAGAACTTCGTTTACTAAAACCAAGCTACAACAAAAGTGGTTACCTATACTTAGGCGTCTGGGTGGAAGGCCCGAATAATAGAAGTAAACGATATTGGCCAAGAGCACATCGTATTATATATCAGACCTTAGTTGGTGACATACCTGATGGTTATGAGATTGACCACATCGATAACAATCGCCAAAACAATAGTATAGATAATCTCAGAATCGTAACCCGCTCTCAGAATATGAAGAAAGCATACGCAAGAAAGAGAGCATTAAAACAATCACAAAATGAAATGGATTAAATTAGGCGATTACGCCGAAGCGCTTATTCACGTAATTACACTGGGCTTTGGACAAAGGCTATCAGAGTGGATAGCAATAGATGTATTAGGAAAAGAATCGTGTGGCTGCTGCGAAAGGAAAGAGTGGCTTAATAAATTAACGGACAAGGATTACAATGGCAGATGTAACGAAATAAAATTATTCTAATGAATCAGCAAGAAGAACTAAAGAAGCAAATCCGTCAAGAGATGGAAGAATTAGGATACAATCCTATACCTGATATGGATAAGATGCAAGTAGTAGATATATCTACACTAAACTATCAGGGAAGAATGGCATATTATCAGAATCTAAATAAAAAAGCATTAGTAAAAGAATTTGTAGCACACATGAAAGGTAAATTCAATATGGATGCAGAAACAATAACAAAATTAAACGAATATGGAAACAACTAGAAGTTACGCTCCTTTTAATGAGAATGAGTTCAACGAAATCAAAGCAATGATGGCAACATTTGGTTCATACCTACCTGAAGATAAGATGGGATGGTTATGGAGTAAATGCACTCTAATAAGAGGAAACACAAAAGAACCGCAACCATGCGGATGTAAATCATCAGTTGGATTGTGGGCTAAATGCGCTGATGATGTAAGAGATTATATCAAAAGAGTAGAAGCATAGAATGAGTATAGAAGAAACGCATATAGAGAATAATAAACGCTTAGATATTCTATGTAGAGAACACATGGATTGGTTACTAAGCATTGGATATAATATCACAAAGAATAGAGAGCTATCCAAAGAATTGATAGGTGACCTTTTCCTCTACTTAGCAGAAAAAGGAAACCCATCTCTTTGGTATGATAAATCCTTTAACTTAATGTATTGCTACTCTTTCATCAAATCACGTTTCTTAAATCATATCAAAGCAAGTAAAAGGTTGGAAGGATTGGATGATGATTGGGATGATGTAGATACGGAATACGATTACGATTGGGATAAGAAGATGGAAAAAGCATATAGTGATGTTCAAAATGAAATAATGGACTTGCAAAAGACTAAAATGTGGACAAGTGCAAGACTAGCTGAACTATACTTTTATTCAGATAAGACATTAGAAGGAGTATCAAACGATATAGGTGTAAGTAAATCAACATCCTATCTGCATGTAAAGAAGATAAGAAAGCATTTAAAAGAAAAGATAACAAATCCATTCCGATGATAGAAGCCATATACAAAAGATTATGTGAAACACCTTCAGATATAAATGAGCACTTACCAACTCTTAAGAGATATGCAGAAGGAAGTGAGCATATAACTGAAATGGGAGTAAGAGGAATAGTATCTACCTATGCATTACTAATGGGTAAGCCTAAGAGAATGATAAGCTGGGATATTATCAACGTAGATGTATCTCATATACAAACTGATACGGACTTCGAATTCAAAGTAGGTAACACATTAGAAATCGATATAGAAGAGACAGACTTTCTTTTTATAGATACGTTACACAACTACACACAACTAAAGGGAGAGCTAGAAAGGCACCATAGTAAAGTAAGAAAGTGGATTGGATTCCATGATACCACATCGTTTGAATGGGGTGGAGAATCATACGAAGGTAAATCGGAAAAAGGAATATGGCCTGCTATCGAAGAGTTCCTAAGAGATAATGCGGAATGGAAGCTAGTAGAAAGATTCACCAACAACAACGGATTAACAATTATAGGTAGGATATGAAAAGAGATTGGACAGTAGAAAAGCTATTGATAGGTTACATACTACTATTAGGGATATTGGCTTATATTGCATGTGCATGATAGAAGCAATTCTTAGGTGGTCTCCTGAGGATTTAACTACAAAGGTGATATGATGTGTTATAACTTGGAATATCATTAAAATAATGGAAGAAAATGGGCAAATTTGAAAAAGGGCATAAGCTAGCGAAAGGTAGACCGCCAGGTTCCGTAAACCGCACAACCGAGCAAATGAGAATATCCATCACAAGGGCTACTAACTCTATATTGGATACATTGGCAACGGATTTGCAGGAGATGAAAAAGAAAGACCCTAAAGCTGCAATTGATTTAGCACTTAAGTTATTGGAATTCAGTCTACCTAAACAAAGTAGAGTTGAAATGAAAGCTGAGATTGAGCAAAGGATACAAGCAATCCAAGTTAATATAAACCAAACAGGCAGCAATGAATCTGGAAATCAATAGCACTATTACCTATATGAACCAAGAGAACTCTCCAACGAGGGTGACTCATCACATTGGTGGTACTAGAAGTGGAAAGACATACGCTATACTACAATGGATAATTGTAAAATGCTTAGAAGGTAATGAAGATGTTACGATAGTAAGAAAGACAATCCCATCGCTTCGAAGAACTGTGATCAAAGATTTTAAGGATCTGATGCAAGCGATGGGAATTTGGAATGACAATGATTTCAACATTTCCGAGAGGACGTATAACTTTTATACAGGCTCATCTATTCAGTTCGTATCAACCGATGCGCCTGATAAGTTAAGAGGTATGAAAAGCTCAATCTTGTGGCTTGAAGAAAGTTCGGAGATTGATTCTGAGTCATACTTTCAATTGCAAATCAGAACTACAGGTCCAATCATCTTAAGCTACAACCCTACCGTGAGCCCGATGCACTGGCTTAGAGAGATGGAAGATTGCACTCGTTACTTCACCACATATAAGAACAATCCCTATTTAGAGAAGAGCGTTGTGAAAGCAATCGAAGAATTGCAGAGAACAAACCCCAAAGCTTGGAAGACATACGGGCTTGGTGAATATACTACGAATGAAAAGGCTATCTTCCAATTCAACACAGTAGAATGGTTACCTGATACTGCTGAGTTTGTTGCATACGGACTGGATTATGGATATAGTAATGACCCTAGCTGTTTAGTATCAGTATGGAAGCAAGATGGTGAGATATATCTATTAGAGCACTTCTATGAGAAAGGATTAACCACATCTGATTTAGATGCTAAGCTGAAACCAATAGTGCAAGGTAGAGAAGAAATATGGGCGGATAGTTCTGAACCAAGACTCAATGATGAGTTATACAAATTGGGTTATAACGTTAAGCCGGTAGTTAAAGGAAAGGATTCGATTAACTTTGGTATTCAGGTTATGCAGAACTATAAGATAAACATACCTAAAGTATGCCAGAATCTAACCAATGAGTTCTATAGTTATGAGTGGGATACGGATAGATTTGGAACTCAGTTAGATAAGCCCGTTGATTTCAACAACCACGGAATAGATGCTACAAGATACGTCTTTATGATGAAGTTAAGTAACGTAGCAACTGCAAAGGGCAAGTATGTTATTTCAATTAGATAATTAAACAATATATAAACATATAAACATATACAATATGGCAAAGGTATTAAAAGAGGATAAGGTGTTAGATGTGGATTTGAATAATCTTACAAGAGAAGATTTTATGGAGATGGCTCATTACATACAACACTTAGAAGAGCAATTAGAAGGAGCTAAGACAACAGGCATCGCTTTGGTTGGACAAAGAAACATCTTACAAAAGAAGGTAGAGCAATTAACATTCATGCTACAAAGAGGAGTAAGAGAAACGCCCGTAAACACAGTATTAGATACGGATTACGATTTAGTTAACCCTGAACAATATAGAATAAAAGGATAATATGGCACATATAGAACTAACAGTCCCAACCAAATGGTCAGCTGTAACATTAGAAAAGTATTTAGCTTTACAAAGAGATGTAAAGGTATATGGTGAAGAGCAAGAAGGTTATGTTGCATGCCTAATGCATCACCTATGTGGATTATCGCCTGAATACCTACATCAGATTGATACTGAGACATTTGTAGCAATTAAGAATGATTTAGTAGGCTTTATGGGAACTACCGAATCACCATTACAAAGGATAATCGAAGTTGATGGTGTGAAATACGGATTTGAGCCTAACTTATCTAAGATGGCATACGGAGCTTATTTGGACATTACTAAATACGATACGTTTACTATAGATGAGAATTGGGCAAAGATAATGGCTATACTATATAGACCGATAGTAGGTAAGGTTGGTGAACTATATAATATAAAAGCATACACAGGTACAGAATCACATGAACCATTTTTAAAGCTAGGAATGCATATTCACTTCGGTGCCTTGTTTTTTTTTCTTCATTTATCAAAGGAATTACCGAATTCTATCCTGAAATCTTTGAAGGATTCGGAGGTGATACCTCACAACATCAAGTTAATTTTGGAAAGAAGTGGAAAGGATATTCCGCTGTAATGCAACTATGCGGTAATGATGTAAGTAGAATAGGAGAGATTGTCATATTACCATTAGATACCTGTTTACTATATCTAGCATACCAATCAGATTATAATCAGTTACAAAATCTGTTACAAAAAGAGATGATGGCTAAACATAAGTGATAACTACAATTGTTTTTATGATTGTTAAGTCGTTATAACGAATTGATATGCCAACACCAGCTTACTTAGCCAGATTCCAAAATACAACTGGAATCTATATAGGCCCGACACAGGGTAAAAGTTCTCCAAAGAATAGTAGGAGAGCTTGTTTGTGTTTAAATGCGAATACATACAGCCGTAAGTGTTGTAATGGAGCTCTAATGGAGCAAGGTATTGGACAAACACAAGTTCCTTATTCTCAAACCCAATCAGAACAATAAAATATAATATAGCATGGCTCAATTAAGTAAAGCAGCATTAGAGGCCGTAAATCAGAATAATTTCCCTGATAATACATCAGGCTTAATTACTCCGGCAGCTCTAAGAGATTTTAATACGGACATCATTGATTCAATGGTGGATGAAAATACCTATTTAGCAGAATCAGCATCGTTCTCTAGCAGAATCACATCAGGTTCAGAAGTAGAAGTTCAGGCAGATAGCTTACCATTAGGAAATGTAAATACTTTTAACTTCTCAGGCTCATTTGATGTGACTGTAGGTGGTGGTGTTGCAACCATTGGTATTATAGGTGGAGCAAGCGGAACTTCAGGCACAAGCGGAGTATCGGGAACATCTGGTGTAAGTGGAACAAATGGAACTTCGGGTGTATCTGGCACTAATGGTGTTAACGGCACAAACGGAACTTCTGGTATAGATGGAACATCAGGAACTAATGGAGCAGCAGGAGCACCTGGCACATCAGGTACGAGTGGTGTCGATGGAACTTCAGGTATAAATGGAACGAGTGGAGTTGATGGAACATCGGGAACTTCTGGTGTATCTCCTTCATTTGAAAGTGGCTCTTATGCAACTACTGGTTCTAATACCTTTACAGGCCTTAACACATTTGAGGATGGTATAGCAGTAAATCAAATAAGTGCACAATCAGCTGGAGTTGATGGTCCTAACATTACAATTACTCCTTACATAGGTGGTGTTGTAGTATTAGATAATGGTGCAACAATCAATGGTAATCAAACAATACAATCAGGTAGTTCATTAAAAACAAATGAAATAAGAAATGCAGCACCTGGTGATGATATTATAGTAGCATTTGATTCAGGCGCTAACTTAAGAATTAATACAACAAACCCATCAATAGGTGAAGGTGTATTCATTGATGGTGGATTGCAAGTAACACATAATGTAGGAATAACTGGTAGTTTAAACGTAATAGGAGATATTACAGCTTCTAAGTTATTAGTTCAATACGAAACGGCTTCAGTAATCTACTCATCAGGCTCTAACCAATTCGGTGATGCTTTAAATGATACACAAACTCTTTGGGGTGATGTAGTAATCACAGGTTCTTTAACTGTAAATGGAACAACATTTGCAAATGGAACTTCAGGCACATCAGGTACAAGTGGTGTGAGTGGAACAAATGGCACATCTGGTATAGATGGAACATCAGGCACTTCAGGTATTGATGGGACAAGCGGTGTTAACGGAACATCAGGCGTTAATGGAACAAGCGGTGTGAATGGGACTAGTGGAGTTGATGGCACATCAGGCACTTCAGGTGTAAGTGGAACGAATGGTATCAATGGCACATCGGGCACAAACGGAACATCTGGTACTAGTGGACAAAATGGTATAGCAACGGGTAGAATATACTATATGAACCTTTCTCAGACTGGTTCAGTATCTCCTTATAAGAAATTAAGTGAAGAACCAACTTCATTATTAATACCTACAACTGCTTCAGTATCACTAACTGCTAATCAACAAAACGTATTAGTAGCTCAGTTTATTACTGATGAATTAGGATTTAGTGTAATACCAACCGGTGTTCAAAGATTTGTGACTGAGTATTTAAAAGAAACTGATTCAGATAACATTTCAACATACGCTACAGTTCAATTTACTTTAAGTGATGGAACTCCAACAGGTAGTGCAGCTACAACAAATAACGCATCTATTGGTTGGATTAACGATACAACTCCGGTTGATGCATTTGTTGATGTAGTATTCCCTACTACAACAATAGATCCAACTTGGAAAGCCCTAATTAGTTTATATGTAAACAATGGTGATAATCAATTAAGAGATGTAACTTTCTATACCGAAAATGCAGAATACTCTTATGTAATTACATCAGTAGGATTTGAATCAGGCACATCAGGAACTTCAGGTACTAGTGGACAAGCTGGAACAAGCGGTGTAAATGGAACTTCCGGAACATCAGGTTTAGGATTTACATTTATTGGAGCTTGGAATAGTGGAACGACTTACAATACAAATGATGTTGTAAGTTACAATGGAAGTTCATTCTCTTCTAAATTTGATAACAATACAGGTAATGATCCGGAATCAGCACCAGGTCAATGGAACATATTAGCAGTAGCTGGATTAAACGGAACATCCGGTGAAAACGGAACTAGCGGCACATCAGGCACTGATGGAACATCAGGTACAAGTGGTGTATCGCCTGAAGTTAGTGGATTTGCAACTACGGGTTCTAATACATTCGAAGGTAATCAAACAATCAATGGTGTAGCTGGAGGTTCAGCATTATCAATTAATAAAGATTTAGGAGTTTTTGCTCCTGAATTAACAATTGGTGATTATAATAGTGGAAATGGTATAAATGTTTCTACAGGTAATAACGGAACAAGCTCTTTAGCATCATCAATTCAAATGGCTGCAAATCAGAACGCCTCATTTGAGATGTATGCTAATGGTGGTAATTATGATACAATAAACATAAGTGTAACCAATGGTGATTCAGGCGTTTCATTCAAAGATTGGGATGGTTCTGGATTAGATGAGTTTATGAATGTTGGAACATTGGCTGGTAATGTTGATTTCAAAAGAAATACAAATATCACAGGCTCATTAAGTGTATCAAACCAAGCTAACTTAAATGGTGGATTGGAAGTATATGCAGGAGCAAGTATTAATGGACCTGCAACATTTAACGCAGGATTAATAGCAAGTGGTGGTCTTACAGTTTTACAACAAACATCTTTTGAAGGTGGATTGCAAGTAAACGGACCTGTAAGAGGAAATACAACAAGCCCGGCATTAGTAACTGGCTCTATTCAATTAAATTGGAATACTGAAAACTTCTTCTCAATCCAATTAGCAGAAACTGCATCTACATTTATTGATGTGGTTAACATTAATGAAGCTCAAACAATTAATGTAAGAGTAAGAACTCAACCATCTTCTTCAGTAACATTCTCACCGAATGTATGGCAGAAATCAGGTTCATTATATACTCCTACAAATGGGGTTGGTATTGATATTCTTACATTCGTATCATTTGATAATGAATACGCTTACTTAGCAAATGTAACTAACTTTAGTGGAAGTTACATAGAGCCTCCAACAACAACTACAACAACAGCGGCAGGTCCTTATGAATTTACAAACTTTGGATACGATGTATCAACATCAGCTAATGCTTGTGGAAATAGTGGAACTGGATTCTGGACACCTTGTTCAACATTAGGTAATGGATGCCGTTTATCTCCTGGCTCTGCTTTAGTAGCAGCTATGGATGATGGTTACTATTCAAATGGAACAAATTGGTATCAGGTAACTGGTGGTGATGGGGTTATCTCATCTACAGGTAGCTGTTAATAATAAAACAAAATAACAAATGATATTTACCCCATTTGCATATAGACAAGAAGAGTTAGTAGTGGTCCCTCCGACCACTACAACTACGTCTACAAGTACTACAACTACTTCAACGTCTACAACTACTACAACATCAACTACTACAACGGCAGCTCCTCTTAATGTGGAGTATCTAATCGTTGGTGGTGGTGGTGGAGGAGGTAAAGGTGGCCGTGGAGGTGGAGGAGGCGGTGGTGGCCTCGTTAGTGGAAGCGCTACATTAGAATACGCAACTACTTACATAATTACAGTAGGTGCTGGTGGAGCTGGTTCAAATAACATAGCAAACAAAGGTTCTAATGGTGTATCATCATCATTTAACGCAATCACTGCTTCAGGCGGTGGAGGTGGTGGTAGTAGAACTAATAGAGAAGGAGCTAATGGTGGCTCTGGCGGTGGTGGAGCTAACGGAGTTGGTGGAGCTGCAGGATTTGGTGGAACAGGTTCATTGAATCAAGGATTTAATGGTGGTACTGGTAACGGAACTGCGAATGTGTATGGAGCAGCCGGTGGAGGTGGTGCTTCACAAATAGGAGGTAACGCTGTAGGTAACACAAGAGGTGGTAATGGAGGTTCAGGTTCTCTTTGGTTAGACGGACTTCGTTACGCTGGAGGTGGAGGAGGAGGAGCCGCAGGCGGTTCTAACTCATTCATAGGTGGATTAGGTGGACCAGGCGGTGGTGGTTCAGGTAGTAGTGCTAACGAATACGGCGCTTCTTCAGGTGTTGCTAACACCGGAGGTGGTGGTGGTGGAGATGGCCAAACACAAGGAACTACATCATCTACGTTCGCAGGAGGTAATGGTGGTAGTGGTATTGTAGTAGTTAGACACGCTTCTACTTTACCTACAGGTTCAACTACAGGTTCACCAACTATTATCGATAGTGGAAGCTATAGATACTATAGATTTAATACTGGAGGCTCACTAACATTTAATTAATTTAAAAAAAATAACTATTTTATAACCAATGATTGTTAAGTCATTATAAACACAATTGAAAACTATGAATGCAAAACAAGTACTTAGCAAAATCGTAGCAATGTTATCATCTGATAAGGAAGTTGCAATGACATACGCTAAATTAGCAGATGGAACAATTTTAGAATCAAATACTTTCGATGTAGGTGAAGCAGTGGATGTAGTTTCTGAAGATGGAACTAAATCTCCAGCACCAGATGGTGAGCATGAGATATTCTTAAAAGATTCCGAAGGTAACGAAGTAAGAATCAAAGTAATGACCAAAGATGGTGTAATTACTGAGAGAGAGAACGTAGAATTAGCTGAGACAGTAGATGTTGAGCCTCTACCAAACACTACAATGGAGCCAAAAGAAAACGAAGTAACTGAAATGGAATCTATAGCAGGTGAAGATATAGGTGGTGATGAATCTTCTGATGAAGTAGATGAAACTCCTGAAACTATCCCAGCTGATGATGACAAAGTAGAAATGAAGAAGATGATGGATGAGTTATCATACAGAATCTCTGAAATGGAAAAGAAATTCGAAAAGATGGCTGAGGTAGAAATCGAAGTTGAGGAAGAAGAAGAACTTCCTAAGTTAGATGGAGCACCTGTAGAAGAGGGTATGGCTAAACCAAAACAAAATAACTTTGGAAAGAAGGTAGGTAACTCACAAACTGCATTCTTATCAAAACTATATAAATAAACTTATTAACAACAAAATTTTTCAAAAAATGAGAAAACAACAAAACTTCGCTCAGCCAAGTATCACAAGTACATACGCTGGAGAATTTGCTGGGCAATATATTGCAGCAGCATTGTTATCTGCGAAAACTTTGGACAACAAGTATGTAACTATCGTTCCTAACGTAAAATACAAGCAAGTAATCCAAAAAATCGCTGTAGATAGCATCGTAAACAACGCAAGTTGTGATTTCGCAACTTCTGGTACTGTAGCTCTTACTGAGAGAATCTTAGAACCAAAAGAATTGCAAGTTAACTTGGAATTATGTAAGCAAGAGTTCGTAGATTCTTGGGAAGCAATGCAATTAGGATTCAGTGCATTTGACACTATCCCTGCATCTTTCAACGATTACTTAATTTCTTATGTAGGTGGTAAAGTTGCAGAAGCAACTGAAATCTCTATTTGGCAAGGTGTTGGTGCAACTAACGGACAATTCGCAGGTTTGTTACCAGCTTTATCAGCATCTGCAGCAGCAGGTGGAGCAGGCGCAGTTATTAAATCAGCACAATCTGGTTCAATCACTTCAGCTAACGTAATCGAAAAGTTAAACGGCTTAGTAAACGCTATCCCTGATGAGGTTTACGGAAAAGAAGATTTATTAATCTACGTTCCAACTGGTGTAGCTAAGGCTTACCAAACAGCTTTAGGTGGTGGTTCAACTGGCGCTAACGGATACAACAATCAGTTGACTGTTGGTGAGAAACCATACAACTTCAATGGTATTGATTTAGTATTATGTCCAGGTATGACAGCTAACTACATGGTAGCAGCACAAAAATCTAACTTATACTTCGGTACTGGTTTGATGAGTGATTACAACCAAGTTAAAGTATTAGACATGGCAGACTTAGATGGTTCTCAAAACTTCAGAATCATTATGAGATACACAGCTGGTACACAATTCGGTATCGGTGAAGATGTGGCAATCCATATCCCTAACTAATTGAGTAAGGAATAGGGGAGTTAACCATACTCCCCTTTACTCTCTAATAGTTTCAGAATTAATTTAAACAATTTAAAAAATTAACACAATGGCATGTAACTTAACAGCAGGACGTAACGAAGTATGTAAGGAGTCGGTAGGTGGATTAAGTGCAGTTTACTTTGTAAACTATACTGGTTCATTAGCTGCTGCAACCAATGGTGATTCAGATGCATTAATCGAATCTTTACCAGCGGGCTTAACTGCATATATGTATGACCTTAAAGGAACAAGCGCCTATACTGAAACTGTTAACTCTTCTAGAGAAAACGGAACTACTTTCTTCTCACAAGAATTGGTTCTTAACTTAAAGAAGTTAACAAATGAGATGACCACTCAATTAAAATTAATGGCATACGGAAGACCTCAGATCTTCGTTCACACTATGAATGGTGATACATTATTAGTAGGACAAAGAGAAGGTGCAGATTTAACTGCAGGTTCTATCTCTACAGGTGCAGCGATGGGTGACCTTTATGGTTATTCAATCACTTTCACTGGACAAGAGCAATTACCAGCAGCATTCATTTCTGGTTCAACTTTCGGAAATCCATTCGGAGCTGTAACTAACCCTCCAACAATTGTTAGTGGAACAAACTCTTAATCAGCATAACGCTTAAGATATTAAAGGGATGACAGGTTCATCCCTTTTTTTATGCTTAACTATTTCTTCTTATATCTTTGTTATGTACTAGATAATTCAACCTAAATACGAGCTAATGTTAGCATATTACATATCAGGAAGCAACTTGTTTAGTTTTAGAACCGAAAATACGGGCTCATCTAACCTAACTTTACATTTGCAGAACATGTACACTTTAGTAAACACTTCATCATCGCTATCTTATACGTTTGATTCATACGAAGGATTACTACAATTTACTGCATCTATTGCATCAGCTTCGGTTGGTGACGAATATAGAGCTTATATAACTGATGGCACTGGCTCAATATGGCATGGTAGCTTGCAAGTATATACTTCACAATCATTAGATAAACCAAATTATATAAATCAGATTCCTGCAGATGAACAATACATTAGCAATGTAACTGATAACGAATACATCATTTTAGATTAATATGAAAATAGCACAAAACTTTAGTGTAGTTGAACTAACACAACAAAACATCCCTATTATAATAGAAGATACTAAAACTCGTTATGCATGGGTGCCTGTAGGTATTTTATCTGCTGATGATTTCTTCCAAAACATTACTGATGCTTTCACAACATCCACTACAAATGCGGCATGTATAGAAGGGATTTCAGACTTGATCTTTGGTAAAGGACTCTATAGTAAGAACCCGCAGTTTCAAGCGATTCTTGACAAGATATTACCCCAAGAAGAGACTAAAAGAGTAGCATTCGATTTGAAGTTGTATGGTAACGCAGCTTTCCAAGTATATTGGAACGATGACCATACTAAAATTGTAAAAATGTATCACGTTCCTGTTCAAAATATCAGAGCAGGTAAGTTGTATGATAGTTTAAGAGTAGATACATACTACTACGCTACTGATTGGACTGACCATAGAGCACAAAAGAATAAGAAAGAGATTCCAGCATTTGGAACTTCTAATAAAAAGATGGAGTTACTTTACATAAAGAATTACACACCGGGCAAATACTATTATAGTTTACCTGATTGGATTTCTGCATTACAATTTTCTTATGTAGAAGCTGAGATAAGTAACCTACACTTAAACAACATTGAAAATGGTTTCTTACCATTAGTGATGGTGAATATGAACAATGGTGTTCCAGCTCCTGAAGAAAGACAAACAATCGAAGATATTATCGAATCTAAGTTTACAGGCACAAGAAACGCTGGTCGTTTTATGTTATCGTTTAATGATGACCCTGCTAACAAACCAACAATCGATACAATTCAAACGGATAATCTGCATGAGAAGTATAAGTTTGTTTCAGAATACGCACAAGATAGAATCTTAGTAGCTCATAGAGTTACATCGCCGCTTCTATTCGGTATTAGAACGGCAAATAACGGATTTAGTTCTCAAAGTGAGGAAATGATGACAGCATTCTCTATTCTTCAATCTATGACGATAAATCCATTCCAAAATCTAATCATTGGTTCATTAGCATCAGCATTAACTGAAGGTGGATACCCTGATTCTGAATTATACTTTGACCAATTAACTCCATTGGCTCTATTATCTCAACAGGCTGAAGAAACAGGTCAAACTGTGGATGAAGTATCTGATGATACTAATAAGCAATTGGAAAACCCTGATACTACTGAAGATAGTGGTGAGGGTATTGTAGATACAAGATTGGAAGCAGTAGAAAAGGAATTCTTTCACATGAGTTTACCGAAGTTTTCACAAGAATTTGAAACATTTAAATCATAATATAAGATGGCATATCCATTATTTATAACAAGAAACGATATTATTAAGAATTCTCCATTACAGGGAGCTATTGATGCAGATAGATTGTTACCATTCGTAAGAACGGCTCAAGACAAATATATGTTGAACCTATTGGGAACTGTCCTATTCTATTACTTGCAAGAGAAGATAGCTGATGGAACGTTTGACCAATTAGGACCATATTATCAAGACCTAATGAATGACCACATCAAGCCTACGCTTATTTGGTATTCATGCGTTGAATATATCCCATTTAGTGGTATCCAATTCAAATCTGAAGGTGCACTTAAGTATAGAACTGAGCAAGGTGAGACACCATCTAAGAGCGAAATAGATTACCTTTTAAATAAGGCTATGAACTCTGCTGATTTCTATTCAACAAGAACTCAGAACTATCTAATTTCTTATTCAAACCAAATACCTCAGTATTTAGAATCAGTTGGTAACTTAACGCAAGTATTCCCTGATTTTAGTAACCAATACTTTGGCGGATTGCAGTTGTAATATAAAATAAAATAATAATATGGGATTGAATGTAATAAATAATACCGGCACTAACTATACACTCTATTATAATGTCTTAGATTACTTTAAGACTATAATGGATAACCATCCGTCACTTATTCAGGTAACGCAAGGTGATGTATTTAGTGTAGATACAAGAGAATTCCCAGCTTATCCATTGGGTAACATTATAATAACTAATGCAAGATTTGCAGATTCAACAACTGTTTATACTTGCCAATTGACTGTGGCTGATAAGGTTAAGTTAAAGAATAACGAATCAGTTGGTGTATATAATAAGGAAGTAGTTCCATTTGAAGGGACTGATGATGTTGTAGATATTCATGCTAACACATTGGCTATCATAAACGATTTACTATCATATACACAATATGTTTTTACTAACTTTGACATTGATGGTGATATTAATTGTGCAGCATTTAAAGATCAATTCGCAAATGGATTAGCAGGTTGGGTAGCAACATTTGATTTAACTACACACAACGATAGACCAAGATGTCTATTTAATCTATATCCATAATGGCTGTATTACCAGAATTAACAAGAGTAGCTGATACCTATAAGCAATTAGCTCAATTGTATATTGTTAATGGTAAATCAGGTTGGAAGAAACCACCATATAAAACCGGTAACTTATACAATAGAGTTGGTAGCTTTAACGATGCTTCCAATATGATATTGGTTCGCTCACCACGTTCTACTACTAAGCTTAAAATACCAAACCAATCGTTCTCAGTTGCATTACAATATGCACCGCCAGGCGCTGAGTATGGTAGATATGTTGAAGATGGGACATCTAAGATGGAAGCTAGACCATTTGCAGAATCTGCAGCTAATGATCCACTACTTAAAAGGGCTATAGATAGTGCCATTAAAGGTATTGTGGATGATACTATCCTACCTGTAATTAAGGTTGGTATGGATAGAGCATTTAAAAGAATGCAGACAAAAAAGTAGACCATTCAATACTTTTTCTTTTTGGATGGTTAAAGGGTTATAAAGAATCTAATATGGCACTTTCAATAACGCAAACACCAGCTAACGTTTCACCGGCGCAATCCCCTATTGTGTTTACGGTAAATGAAACGGGAGGTGTTTTAATTTCATCATCCTTCCAATACTATGCAGATTTGTATTATTGGGATGGAACACCTACTCAATCTGGTTCAGTAGATTATACACTTGTCAAATATCCCAACACATCAGGTAGAGGTATATTTGATTTTTCACGTATACTAAACTCTACCCTAACTGATTTAGCACAAGCTAACACATCCAACGTAAAATACTACGCTGCCGATTTCTACTGGCAGTATTGGAATGGTTCAGCTTATGTTACAGGTTCGCATGTAAAATCATCAACTTATAAGGTTGTAGATGGATATTCTATATTCCAAGAACCAATCGGACAGGCAATACAAAGTAAAACTCCATTCTGGCCTTTAATGACCGATGGACCGGCTACGCAATCAGTATTGACTGAGAACATTGGAACAATGGGTGTGTATGTTGGAACTACAGGTGGTAGCCAACCTAATAAAATTATATATAGAGCACTAAGTGCTAATGGACAAGTTGCAGAACAAGCTGAATACAACTTATCATCATCTCTATCAACAACTAATCAAATACAACAAATACCTATTGGACCTATTCAACCAGGTTGGCCAATTGCGCCGGCTTATAAAGATTTAGATTTCCAAATACAAGCGGTTATTGATACTGTTCCTTTAGGTAGACCATTATATTTCCAAAATGTTTGTAAGCAAAAATATCCAAACATTAGAATTAAATGGAAGAATAGATACGGACAGTTTGATTGGTTCAATTTTTATTTAGTAAATAGACAAGGATTCCAAGCAACTAAAAGAACATACCAACCACAATTAGGTAGTTGGCAAGGAACATCATTGAGTTACCAAAACTATGATAGCTCTACCTTAAACTATATTTCAGATTCATCACAAACACTTTCAGTAAATTCTGATTATGTTGACCAGGACTACAATGATATATTTAAGCAATTGTTAGTTTCAGATGAAATATATTGGATATATGTAGAAGGAGCACCAGGTTCACCTTGGGATGGTGGCTATGGTGATGGATATGGTGGAGGACAAGATGCTCAATTAAGACCTATCACTATTAAGACTGATTCTATAGTATTTAAGACTGGTGTAAACGATAAATTAATTCAATACGCATTTGATTTCGATTGGGGTCAGCAATATAAACTTATAATCTAATGGGAGTAACAAGCACGCAAGGGTTTAGTTTTAAATTAGTAGCTGATGGTGAAATCTTAGATCTTTTTAGAGATGAAGATATAACTCTATCAGACAACGTAACAGGGCTTTTTGATTTAGGTATCTTGCCGGCTGATTTCACTAGACAAATCAGCTTGCCAGGTACTAAAAAGAATAACGCTTTCTTTGAACACGTTTATGATATATCCATATACAACCCTGATACGTTTGCAACTAACATTAAAGTTCCAGCTTACTTAGATTTTGATGGAATCTATTTGGCACAAGGTTACCTACAATTAAATAAGGTAAACGTTCTTGCTAATAAGTTTATTGATTCGTATGAGATAAGCATCTATGGTTCATTAAGTTCTTTTGCTAGAGAGATTAATAGAAGTTACTTAACTGATATGACAAGCTCATTAGCACAATTCAATCACATTGCTTCTTTTGAAAACATAACAGGTAGTTGGGAAGGTAATCTTCATAATGGAGTTATCGTATATCCTCTTGCAGAATATGGACAAAAGCTAACTTATTCACCTGAAGAGCAGTTCTTCGGTATTGATAGTGGTGAAGGTTCTATGTTTGTGCAAGATTTCAAACCATCTATTAGAGTAAAAGAAGTATGGGATGCAATTTTTAAAGAATACGGATACACATACTCAGGCTCATTCTTTAATGAACCATTTTTGGATAACGTATATATGTTGTGCAATAACTCATTAAAGTATCCTGAATTTGCAGAAGAGAATTTAGAAACATACGGAATAGGTAAGATAGCGCCAGCTAGTGGATCTACTAATAACTTATTAGTAACTGGAACTCCGTTATTATTACCATATTATAATATCCTTACAAACCCAAATGAAGCATTTAATACTGATAGTAGCTATAATGTAGAGTATCCAACTAAATTAAGAGGTGAATTAACGCTTAACTTCAAAGTAACTCAGTTAACCGCAGGTAGAGGTGTTCCATCATTTGAATTGCATGTAAAGAATTCATCAGGAACTTCAGTATCAATAACTACATTGGTAAACTTCAATAGATACTTTGAGCAGATATATGGTGGAATGGTATCACAAAATCTTAATACTGAAACTACCAAATATACACTATCAACTGAATTTAATACTGCTTACTTACCAGTTGGCGCCTATAGATTTGCTATAGAATACAATTACGAATACAACAATAACTTTAGTGTAATGTTAGACCCGGATGGTGAATTAAAATCATCTCTTTCTATTACTAAAGCTGGTAATGTTGGTGAAGGATGGTTAATGAACATTGGTAAGAACATGCCATTTGGAACTACAGGTATTAAAAAGATAGATTTTATTAGAGGCATTCAAAAGAAGTTTAACCTTGTAATGTATCCATCTAAAACCAGAAGAAATGAGTTTGTGGTTGAGACATTTAACAGTTGGTATAAAACAGGTCAGATAAAGGACTTTAATAGATACATTAATTTAGATGAAAAGATAGAAGTAATTCCAGCTAACAACTTAGCTGTTAATGAGTTAAACTTCGGTGATAGGTTAGATAATGATTATGTATCACAACAATTTAGTAAAGCTGCAAATAGAGAATACGGAAAAGAGTATTATATCGATACACAAAACTTCTTCTCACAAGGTAAGTTTGAGGTTGAAACTACATTTGCTTCATCACCTTTAATTTATTTAGCAGGAACGGGTGTATCTGGTTCGCAGGATTTAACATTAGGTTATCAGATATTGGTTGATGACCAAGAATGGGATACTAGACCTTCAAATTGTCCATTTGGTTCTCCTCCTAGCGATGTTATTTATAGAACTATTGCTAATGTGTTAGACCAAAATGGAAACCCAACAATTAACTATGGTAGCACTATTAGTGTGGCTGTAAGATATACAGTTACTCCTTGTTTAGGTTCTCCATCATTGGTTGGTAGAATAATAACTATTCCTTACGGAGCATCAACTGCTTTTATTGAGTATGCAAGAACTGCTTATGTAGATTGTGGACAAGGAAGTTGTGAAGAAGAAACTCAAATTATAGATTGCGTTAGTGGTGTGACAAATGCAACATTATTCCCATCATCACCAATATCAGCATGTTAAAAATATAGAATATGTCAACTAAACAAAGAATATATATACCAACTTATATATCCTCAGTAGATTATCAACCTGCTAGGGTTCAGCCACGTATAATGTTTTATAATGGTTTAAAAGCATGTGAACCATACTATGTAGCATCAGGTTCTAGAACCCTAGCTACAAATGAGGCGTTAGAAGCATTTCCATATTTTGATAACTACTCAGGTGCTAATACAACTACTTCATCACTTTCACTTTTATTCTTTAATGAGGAAGCTCCGTATGGTGTTCAACCAACGGCATCTCTTTATACACAATACTGGGAAGATTATGTAGAGTTACTTTATAACCCACGAACACGTTTACTAAACGCTTCAGCCATTATTCCTTTGGCTGATTATTTTAAGATGGAGTTGAATGATATTGTAGAGTTCCGTGGGAACTATTATCATTTAAGGGCCATCAATGATTATTCACTTAAAAATGGTGAGTGTAAGATACAATTATTAGGTCCAATTTTAAGAGAATCTGCAAATGTAGAGCCGGTAACTAATGAGTGTGATTTCTCATTCAGTTCATCTATTGCACCTATAACTACAACTACATCAACAACGAGTACAACAAGTACTACAACTTTACCTTTGGTTAAGTATAGAGCTGAGTTTTATCTTTGTTCAGGTGGAGGTTGTGTATTACAAAGCTTTACTACTATTCAGGGTTCTGAATTAATAATAAACAAATACTATAGAATTGAGAATGGTAATATATTCCGTCCTATTGAACTTTCAACAGCATCTTTAGCAACAACAATTGTGCCTGTTTCGGTTTCTGATACTTGTAATCCACTATGTGCGGCTCCAACTACTACAACCACAACAGTTGCAAATTTATGTAGAACGTATAGAGTTACTAATGGAGCTGGAAATGGTTCATTAATTTATACACCTTGTGGAACTTCAGTTTCTCAATCATTCTTTATACCTGCTAATACGCAGTATAACTTATGTGTATATAATAACTTAATATCTACAACAAGTCCTAACGTAACACTTACTAATTTAGGAACTACATGTAGCCAAACACCTTCGACTTGTCAAAGTGTTTCTTTATTCAATCCAACAGGTGTTAACCAAACATTCCAATATGTTGCTTGTAACGATACACAATGTAACGCAACTTTAAATGGTATATTAGCACCTGGCGCAACGAGAGTAATTTGTGTTAAACCACAAAGTTTATCAGCAGGAAGTAATATAGCAACAACTGTAGGAAGTTGTTCAAGCAGCTGTTTCTTACCAATTAACATTGCACCGACAACTACTACTACATCTACAACTACAACATCTACAACTACAACTACTACGTTGCCGCCAACTACGACAACTACTACGACTGTAAATTGTAATTTTGATTTCACTGTAAATAATACAACTCCTATAACTGCAACAGGTGGAAGAGTTGGAAGATTCGTATCTGGTGGTATAGAATATCAATACCATGACTTTACAACATCTGGCACATTATCAGTTCAATCAGGTTTCACTAACCAAGCTCAGATATTAGTTGTAGCAGGTGGTGGAGCAGGTGGACAAAACGCTGGTGGTGGCGGTGGAGGTATTATCTATCGTAACAACATAACATTAACTCAAAATAATTATACAGCACAAGTTGGTTCAGGTGGAACTCCATTTAGTAATGGTTCTGGTGGTGTTTTTGTTCCTTCTACAAATGGTGGTAATTCTCAATTCACACCAACTTGGGTAGCAATAGGTGGTGGTAAAGCTGGATATTATAGTAGAAGTATTACTATTGGAACTAATAATGGTAGTTCAGGCGGTTCAGGCGGTGGTGCTAACTCTGATAGTAGCTTATCATCAGCAACTGGTGGTAGTGGAACATTAAATCAAGGATTTGCAGGTGGTAATGTTACAGGTCCTAACTCTGGTGGCGGAGGAGGTAGTTACATATCTACAGGTTCTGCAAATACATCTATTGGAGGTAAAGGAGCATTCTTTGAATTAGGTGCTTTAGTTAACGGATTTAATCCAGGATTTGATGATTATGTTAGATCAACCGATTTCGCTGGAGGTGGTGGTAACACAGCTATAGCTTGGGATGGTTCTACAAGACAAGAAATTACTTCAGGTGGTTCAAAAAGTAGATTAGGAGTAGGTAGAGATGGTAGAAATGGACAAGGTGGTGGAGCTTCAGCTGGAACTAGAGTAGTTGGAACTGATACTCGTGGATACGCAGGTGGTAGTGGTAGAGTGATTGTGGTATATCCTTATATACCTCCATATACTCCAATATCAGCTTCTTATTTAGCAGTAGCAGGTGGAGGACAAGGTGGTTACATAAACTCTACAATATATACTTTAGGAAACGTATCTGATGTTTGTGGCGGTGGAGCAGGTGGATTCTTAAGTGGAAGCATTATATTCCAAACAAGCGGAAGTTACCAAATAACTGTTGGAACGGGTGGAAATAGATCAGGAGATAGATTCGCAGGAGCTAGTGGTGGTAATTCATCAATTGGTTTTGATGTATTAGCATTTGGTGGTGGCGGAGGCTCTGCAGTTTATGATGTTACTCCTCCATTCAATTCAATAAATAGAGGTAGTAATGGTGGCTCAGGCGGTGGTGCAACGGGATTGACTGGTGATAACACTGCATTGACAGGAGTAGCCGGACAAGGATTCGCAGGTGGTGTAGGTCTTGTTCAAAACTCTGATGCCGCTGGTGGTGGAGGAGCTGGTGGTGTTGGTAATGCTGGACAAGGTAATAATGGTGGAATAGGTAGAACATCTTCTATATCAGGAACATTAACTACATATTCAAAAGGTGGTAATGGTAGAACATCTAATCCTGGTGTTATTAATACTGAAGTTGGTAGTGGAGGTAGAGGAGAGTGGGCAGCAAGTTCAGTAAATACTAGAGCAGTAAATGGTATAGTAATTATCAGATACCCTGGCTCACAAAAAGCAACAGGTGGAACTATTACACAAAGTGGTGGAGATACTATACATACCTTTACATCAAATGGAGTGTTTACACCAATACAAGGGATATAAACTACGATGAGATATAAATTTGTTAATAGACTATAAATAAAGATATAATATGGCATTAATACAAAGGGTAGTAACCCTAACACAAAAAGGTAATTCAGCCGGACCAAGCTATAGAGCTCAGTATTCCGATGATTGTGTAACTTATATAAACACAACTGGAACAAGTCTTATAAACTTACCAGCTATCGGTTCTCAGGCAACTATAACGTTTCCTGATACTGCATTGTGCTTAAGATTGGTAAATCAGAATGGAGCTTGTGATAATAACTTTGTTGTTGAGGTAATTGGAACTACAACTACTACAAGCACAAGTACTAGCACAACATCTACTACTTCTACTACAACAAGACCTACAACAACTACATCAACTACAACGTTGCCAACAACAACTACATCAACTACTTTAGCACCTTGCTACCAAAATATGGTAGTTCAGGTAACTAATGGTGATGCACTTAACTGGTTAAATTGTTATGGTGTATCTGATGGCGGTGCATACCCTGTTGGAGAGCATACTTTACCTGGCTGTATTCAACCTAATAGTATTGTAGGTGATGGAGAAACCACATTTACAATAACATCGTTTGGAACACCTTGTACTACAACTACAAGCACTTCTACTACGAGCACAACTACATTACCAACCACAACCACTACAACTACAACATTAGCACCTTGCTATACAGGAATGGTAGTTCAGGTAACTAATGGTGATGCACTTAATTGGTTGACTTGTTATGGTATTTCTGATGGTGGAGCTTATCCTGTAGGTGAACACACTTTACCTGGTTGTATTCAGCCTGGAACTATTGTTGGAGATGGTGAGACTACATTTACAATTACTTCTTATGGAACTCCTTGTACTACAACTACATCTACTTCTACAACATCAACAACTACTATACCTCCGACTTGTGTAGTTAATACTACAATAAACGTAACTGATACGGGTTGGATTAGATGGACAAATTGCTATGGAGATATAGTAGATACATTCTTATCTTCATTAGGAACTTATACAATCACACAATGTATTCAATTTAATACAATCAGAGCGGCTGTTCCTTTAGCAGATTTAGCAAATTGGAATAACGTAGTTTGGGGAACTGCTTGCACGACAACAACTTCTACAACATCAACTACAACTACTCCTCCAACTACAGCATTGTTCAATTGGAACTTTATTGAAGGACTTGGTACTGGAGAAATGGTTCTATACATCAATGGTAACGTTGTTGAAAACAGATTTAACACATCTAATGGAACTTATAATGTTAGTGTAGGTGATACAATAAATTGTGAAATTGTGACTAGTGGCTGTTCATCACCTAATTCAGCTGCAAACGCATATTGTATAGGAATTATTAATGATGCAAGTTGTGGAACAGGAAGCACAAGTCTATTTACAACTACTTATGAAGTGACAAGTGGTGATATAGGAAATACAATAACACTATCAATGTATTCTGATTGTGATACTGGTTGTGTATAATAAATTAAAAGTTACAATATGAAATACATCTCAGCACAGCCTGCCAGTCAATACTACGCCTGGCAGGCTGAAGTAATGATAAATAATTTCCTATCAATGGGAATTAAAGGTGATGACATACACATTGTGTGTGCAAAAATATCACCTGAAGTTGGTGAAGATTGGTTGAAATTGCAGAAAGCATATCCAGCCAAATTCTTCTTTTATGATGATACCAGAAATGATAAGAGCTATCAGCCTGGCGTTCAAGCACATATATTCCAAAAGCATTGGTTAGCAAACCCTGAATTGAATACTGAAGCAGTATTCTTTCACGATGTAGATTTCCTATTTACACGTCCGTTTGATTTCACACCATTCTTAAAAGATGATATGTGGTATTTCTCTGATACAATATCTTACATAGGAGCCCACTATATCCAATATAAGGGTGAAGAAGTATTAGATGCTATGTGTAACTCAATTGGTATTGATAAACAATTAGTTATAGATAATCAAAGAAACTCAGGTGGAGCTCAGAAGTTATTTAAGAATATAACTGCAGATTATTGGGGAAAAGTATATGATAACCAAATAAAGTTATGGTATGCTATGGGAACTGTAGAACATATTAGAAAAGAAGGTGACCCTTATGGTATTCAGAGATGGACTGCATCAATGTGGTCTGAATTGTGGACAGGATGGATGATGGGATATGAAGTAAGAGTTCCTAAAGAGTTTGATTTTTGTTGGGCTACTGATGGTATTGGTAGATGGCATGATTTAGCATTCTTTCATAATGCCGGAGTTGTAGGACCTGAACATAGACAATTCTTTAAAGGAAATTATATAAGTAAATTACCCTATGATGAAAGATTAGATATTAACCCTGATTCAGCATCTTACAAATACTGGTTATGGGTTAAGACAGTAGGAAAAAAATCAGTATTAAAATGATAGAGATAGTATTACCAACAATGTGGCACAGCAATAGAATCTTTGATATGTTGGACAAGTATATCAATGATAACTCAGTGAAAGCCATTCACTTAATAGATAATTCAAATGAATTTTATAAACATTATACTGCTATACCTTCAGATAAAATTAAGTTATATCAGCAAGAAAGTAACATCTACGTTAATCCTGCTTGGAATATGGGCATCGAACAATCCAGCAACGATTCAATTATTTGTGTTGTTAATGATGATATTACTTTTGATACGTCAATTTTCAGCTGGGTATTAAAGCACAGCGATGAGTTTACTATATTGGGAATGGATGCTGATAATTATAATAATGAAGAGTTAGTATGGAATCCTAAAGTAGAATCAACACCACATCACACTTATGGATGGGGTTGTATGATATTCCTAAAGAAAGGAATTTGGATACCGATTCCTGATGATTTAAAGGTGTTCTACGGAGATACTTGGATGTTCCATAACATTCCTTCAGAATGTAAAAAACTCTCAGGATTTCCAATCCAAGCGAATATGGGAGCCACTTCATCAGCAGGGTTTGTAAACGCAATTCATATTAAGGATATAGAAGCATGGGATAGATTGGGTAGGAAGGAATCCCATAACTGGTTTTAGTGTTACTTATTTTGTAATTTCAGTTTGTTATAGAGATATGATAAAGAACGTAATTGATATGTTAGCTATGGGTGATTTCTACGGGGTATCCGAAGAAGTAGACATAGCAAAGGGAAAATATAAGTTCCCAAAGACTTGGAAAGAACTTAAAGAATTATTAAAAAGAATGTAATGGCCGATAATACTAGTAAATACACTGTAGAAGTTGAAGCTGAAGTTACCGGTGGTAAAGCAGTAGAAGATTTAGGTGATAAAGCCGAAGAGACTGGTGATAAGTTTACCAAACTCCAACTTCAAATCCGTCAAACTCAGAAGGATTTACAAGCGGCTGCGGCAGCAGGTGATAGTGTAACTTTCAATAAGTTAAAGGCTCAGTTAGATGAATTGGAAGATGGTTTAGAAGCCGTTCAATTAAAATCAAAACAATTTGATGACCAATTAGCATCCTTACCAGGACCTGCAGGACAGGCTGGTAACGCTATTAAAGGTGTAGATGGAGCATTTAAATTATTGGCAGCCAATCCGGTTGTTGCAGTAATTGGTGCTTTAGTAGGTATATTCCTTGCACTTAAGAGATCATTAGAATCAACTGCGGAAGGACAAGCTGTATTAAATAGAATATCTCAAGCATTCTCAGGTATATTAGGACCGATATTAGCAACATTAGAAAAGGTTGCAGTTCCTATATTCGAAAAACTTGCTCAGGTATTAGAATTTGTTGCAGGTGGATTTAGTAAAGCTGCACAAGCATTAGGTATATCTTCATCAAAAATCAAAGAAGCTACCCTATCAGTAGATAAGGTTCAGCAAGATGTTAACGAAGCTGAAAAGAAAAGACAGGAAGAGTTAACAAAGAAAACTGAAGAACAAAATAAGAAGAGAGAAGAAAATGCTAAAAAAGCAGCTGAAGCTAAATTAAAAAGAGAAGAAGCGGCTAAGAAGAAAGCTGAGGAAGATGCTAAGAAATTAGCAGATGCTAATAAGGTATTGACTGAAGCATACCTTGCAACTCTAACTCAAAGAGACCAAGAGATATACAAAGCTGGAGTTGCTCAAAACGAAAGATTGTTAGCATTAGAGAAAGCTGGTATTAAAGATAAAACTTCAGTATTAGAGCAAGGTAGATTAGAAGTATTAGCTATCAATAAGAAGTATGATGATGAAGAAGCTAAGAAGGTTGAAGAGGCTAAGAAGAAGAAAGATGAAGAGGATAAAAAGGCTGTAGAAGATGCTAAAGCAGCAGCTGATAAAAAGAGAGAAGATAATATATTAGGAATAGAAACTCAGTTAGAGTTTGATTTCTTATCATTCGAACAAAGAAAGGCCTTAATATCTCAAAAAGAAGCTGAGTTACTTACGAATGCAGAACTTACTGATAATGAAAGAACTGCAATTAGTAGAGCAGCTGCAAGAGAAAGAATGGCAATTGACCAGGCTGAATTAGATGCTAAAGCAGATATACAAAAATCACAATTAGATTTAGTATCAGGCTTTGGTTCTCTATTAACGCAGATAGCGGGCAAGAATAAAGCTCTCGCAATCGGTGGGGTTATACTTGAGCAAGGTGCAGCATTAGGTAAAGTTCTGATTGATACCTTTAGAGGTATTAGTTCAGCAACCGCAGCAGCAGCACCATTTATAGCAAACCCATTAACGGCAATCCCAGCTACGGCAAACTTAGCTAGAACTCTAGCACAAATTAAAATAACAGGTGCATTATCTGCAGCTGGTATTGTGGCAGGAGCTGTAAAAGGTATATCAGCAATTAACCAATCAGGTATACCAGGCGGAGGAGGAGCAGGAGCACCTTCATCAGGAGGAGGAGTTGGTATATCTATACCTACACCAACAATTGGAGCAACTGCAGCACCACAAATTAGTGGAACTCAAGCAGCTACACCAGGTGCACAAATCGCATCAACCCTATCACAAACTACAAATAGACCTATACGTGCGTATGTAGTGAGTGGAGAAGTTAGTTCACAACAGGCATTAGATAGAAGAACATCTACGGCAGCTACCTTCGGGTAGTAGATTTATAAATTTAAAATTGTTAAAGGAGTATGAAACTATACGAATTAATACTAGATGAAGATGAAAACGCAGACTCAGGCGTTTTTGCACTATCTTTAGTGGCAAATCCAGCCATAGAAGCAAATTGGGTTTACTTTAGTAAAGAAGGTAAGCAAGAGATAAAATTTGCTACTGTTGACAACGATAAGAGGACTATTGTAGCACCTGTTTTGATACCTGATATGAAGATATTAAGAATCGATGAACAATCTAATGAAGAGTATGAAGTTTTCTTTACTAAAGAGACAGTAGAGAAGTTAGCACAAAACTATTTACAAAACGGATACCAAAACAATGCTACCTTTGAACACTTTGAAAAGATAGATGGTGACGTTACCGTAGTAGAATCATGGGTATCTAAATCATCAACTAAAGATAAATCAGCACTTTTCTTTAATAGAGCTTTCCCAGTAGGAACTTGGTTTGTAACTATGAAAGTAAACGATGAAACTCTTTGGCAAGATTACGTTAAGACTGGCATTGTGAAAGCAATATCATTAGAAGGTATCTTTGACCATAAGTTAATTAAAGCTTCAGCTATGACAAAAGTAACGGGGTTGATGTTGAATAAAGATATAAAGCAGTTAACCGAAGATGAAGCTCAGATGGTAGTAACTAAACTTAAGCAAGTTTTAAATTTAGAGGCGCAGCCAACAATCTCATCTACATACCCTGGCGAAGTAGCTAGTGGTAGTATAGCACCTGCAACATTCGAAGAAATACCTGGCAACATTAATGTATTCGGTTTAGATACTGAGTATTTCTATATGTGTCCTGGCGCTGTAGAATTATTTACACACCTTACATCAATGCCAATGGATGAAGATACTAAAGGTATGGTTCGTTCAGCAGCACTTCAAGCAGATAGAGTATTTGATATTGAAGAAGATGTAATCGAAGACCAATCAGCAACACCAAAAGATGTAGCACAAGCTATTCAGTTAGTTGCAGATTTCAAAGATTTGATGAGTGAGATAGATAAGATTGTAGATATGAAGCACGATGTTAGTTTTATGGATGGACATATCAAAATGATTAAAAAGTATTTATAATGGCTAAGAGTGTAGGTAGTAATAATAAACAATCATTTGGTAAACGTAAATCACAACCATTAGGTAAAAAGAGTTACGGACCAAAAGCACAAAAACCTAAACAATATAGAGGACAAGGTAGATAATGAATGCAAATTTAGTTCATAATAAAATATACAAATTCGAATCCTATTCAGATTATGGACAGGAGATTCGTAATAATGCTAAAAGAGGTATTGAACTAAACGATAAGGTTGGTAATAAATGTGCTACACAAACAGGTAAGGTAAGAGCTCAGCAGTTAGCAGATGGTGAACCTATTTCATTAGAGACTGTAAAGAGAATGTATTCTTACTTAAGTAGAGCTGAAACTTACTACGATGAAAGTGATACAACTGCCTGTGGAACTATCTCATATCTTTTATGGGGTGGTAAAAGTGCTTTAAGCTGGAGTAGAAATAAATTAAAACAATTAGGAGAAATCGATGTATAATAACGCAGTTCATAATAAGATAGTTCAATTAGCAACTGAAGATATAGGTATTACCGAATTCTTTGATATGCTTAGAGATAGCACCGCATCTAATCCAATCCGTATTAAGTGGGATACAATGGAAGGTAATGAAAGATATTACTTTTGCTATTGGGATTCCGCAGCTTACGTTGGTGGTAAAGCCGGTGGTAGTGCTACTAAACAACTTAATGGTATGTATAACTTACAAGTTGTAGGTATAAATGGTGACTGGAGAACTATCGATTTTAATACAGTAAGTGCTTGCAGATTTAACGGCAAGTTATATAGAGTAAACTAATA